AATGAAAGAAAAAAGAAATAACTACTACGTGACTATGTCTACATATTTTTTTAATTGGACAAGTGTAGGATCTATGACGCAAATAATTTTTTACACCCACAGCAGATAGCCTGCAAATAGCTAAGAAAAAGAAAATAACTAGAATATGGTTCTGGTTTATGTAACTTAGCTTTAAGTAGTTTTTATGCTTGAATCTACTGAGTTACCGCAATGATGCTCCAGTTAATTCTAGTAAGTAATATGGGTTATAGGTGGTATGGTGGTTTAACATGTATGACTATTGGAGACTATTGGATTAGGTTGGATTAGATTGGAGAGGATTGGGTTAGATCGTTCGGGTGGTTTCTGGGATTACTAATGAAATGCGGTACGACTGAGATGAGTTTGATATGAAGTTAGTAGTTTTATAAGAAAGTTGGGCGGGACGCGAACGATATGCCTTTCGGTTGCATCTGGGTTTGTTTTAGTTTGTTTTAATAGGTGGTAAATGCCCTGATATGTCGATATTGGGGCTTTTTTGACTGTTTTGGGTGGTTTTGGGTGGTTTCCGGGCATATTTTAGTCTTTTTTGGGTCCTTTTAACAATTTTTTAACATATTTTAACAAATAAATGAGCTCGGTATTCGGAAATTGCTTATTTTTACCATATACAAAAAACCATAAAACAAAAAACCATGAAAACTCAACACCCAAACCAAGAAACAATCCAAGGACTATTAGGAGGAGATTTAATCACAATTCAAAATTTAATTTCAAAAAGCAATTTAGATGATATTAGATATATCATTGAAATTGTTACTGAACGTAAAAAATTTATTACTTCTCAAAATAAATATCAATGTAAAATTGGTGACACTGTTTTTATTAATCATGTGAAGTTAAATGGCATACCTTGTAAAGTAGAAAAAATAAACAGAACTAAAATTGTTGTTAAAGCAGATACAGGAATTAGATATAATGTATCACCTCTTCTTATAAATTTTTAAAACCAATAAAAAAACAAAACCATGGAAAACATGAAAGCCACAGTTGAAAAAAAATGCGCAGAAAAAGCTCAATCTATTTTATTAAATAGAAAAATTGTTGAAGTAAGATATTTAACAGATGATGAGCAAAACTCTTTAGGTTGGTATGCAAAATCTATTTTATTAAAACTTGATGATGGTACATTAGTTTATCCTTCTATGGATGATGAAGGAAACAATGCAGGTGCTTTATTTTATCAGAAAGAAGAATCTGATGATTATGTAATACCAGTTATAAATTTATAATTTTAAAAAAATAAGCTATGTATCAAGAATTTATAGATTATCAAGAAGCAAAAGATCTTAAAGAATTAGGATTTAAAGAAAAATGCGGTGCACATTATTTAGGAGAAGAGCGAGAGTATTTAGAATTAAAATGGGATATATATAGAAATATGTCTCTTAATATGACGTATTTAATACAAGCTCCTGTATTTGGACAAGCGTTTAGATTTTTTAGAGAGAAGTATAATTTAGAAGGTGAAGTTCATTGTATTAGATTTAATGGTGAACGATTGAAAGCATATCAATATGCTATTACATCTAACAACTATCAAAAATTTGAACAGATGGGCAATTATGATAGTTATGAAGAAGCACAACTTGAATGTCTTAAAAAATTAATTGAAATAGCTAAAAACAAATAACCATGAAAGAATTACTACAAAAATTATCAGAAACAGATTTAGATCCAGAATTATTCTATTCAATCAGATTAGCTAATGATATTTGTTTACAAGGACATATGACAAAAGAAACATATGATAAATTAAAATCATTAGAGTATAAAATGAGTTTTGATTTTGAAAATGATTGGTTATTTGCAGAAAAAGACAATGTAAAAATCGTTTTAACTTTCAAAATGCCATAATGAAAAAAAAACTTTTTGATATCTGGGATATTATTTCTTCTTATATACAATATATCTTACTTCATAAATGGAATAAGCTAAATTATAGACATATAAGATTTATTGAAGAAGCTAATTGGGCAGCGAATAACAATATTAAAAGAAGATTGCTTAAAAAAATAAAGTCTAGAAATAAATATTCGGATAATTTAGATTTTTATAGATCCAATAAGATATGTGAAAAACATAATTTGATATTAGGTAAAAATAAATATTGTCCTAAATGCTCGGAAAACAATAATATTTAATAAATTCACAGTAATATGAAAAAACAAAAAAACAAAAACATAATTGAAAAAGCTCACGAAATAGTTTATGAAAGAGCTCAAGAAAAAGAAAGACAATATGGACCTTTTATTGAAGGCATGGAAAGAGCTGCTGATATTTTTTCAGGAATGACAGGAAAAAAAGCTACTGCCGAAGACATGTATAAAGCTTTGATTGCATTAAAACTTTCTAGACAATCTTATAACCATAAAGAAGACAATATTCTTGATGCAATCGCATATTTAGCCTCAATGAATGATTATTTAAATTCTAAAACCAAATAAATGAAAAAGTACAACACAACTGATTTAGATCCGGAATCTACATTTGAAAGACATGTATTTCATAGAGATCAATTTGCACATTATTTAAGATGGACACACATTCTAAAAGAAGCTAAAATTGACGATACAGTAGTTGATTTTGGTTGCGGAAAAGGAAATCTTCTTGAAGTTCTTTATAGAAATAGATTTAAATGTAAAAGATTTGTCGGTCTTGATATTCGTAAAAAGACTATTGATCAAGCAAAAGAAAAATATGAGAACGTAACATGGGCTGAATTTTATGATCAAGATCTTATTGTACCTACTATGGAATTTAATTTTAATGCTGATAAAGTTTGTTCTTTTGAAGTAGCGGAACATGTAGGCAAACAAAACATAGATAAGTTCTTATTGAATTTTAGATCATGTGGGCATTCTAATGCAAAATATTATTTATCAACACCTAATTTCGATGAGAAAGTAGGAGCAGCTGGAAATCATACCTATGACTCCGGAGATGGTAGAGGTATTGCAATACAAGAATTTGCACACAACGAATTACAACAACACATAGAAAAATATTTCACTATCGAAAAAAAGTTCGGAACTTTTGCATCTGTTAGAGATTATAAGCCAAAACTTTCTGATTGGCAAGCTAAGATGTATACAGCTCTTAACGAATATTACGATAGCAATCTTCTTTCAAATTTGATGGCTCCAATGTTTCCTGAACATTCTAGAAACACATTATGGGTATTAAAACAAAAACAATAAACAATTTAAAAAAACGATTATGGAAACTAAAGTAACAAATCAGCGACAAACAGTTGCAACACAACAATTTCAAGTAGGTCAAGACATTACCTTCAGAAATAAATTTGGAGAAATCCACACAGGTCAATACGTTAAAGATTATGTATATCCTAAAACAGGAGAAACATTTCATACCGTAAAATTAAACGGTAAACAAAGATTAGTAAGTGCTAAACAAATTAGAAATGCATCTAAATAATGAATTTGAACTAATAAGAGAATGGGCAAGAGAACGAGGACTTTATGAAAAAGGAGATCCTAAAACTCAAATGCTAAAATTAGTTGAAGAAGTAGGTGAACTCGGAAAAGCAATATTGAAATCTGATCCAGAAGAAACGATTGATGCTATTGGAGATTGCGTAGTTGTACTTACTAATTTAATTGAATTAGCATCTATTCCTAAAGAATTAGAATCTAACGAAAAAGAATTAACTTATCGGAAAACAACAATTGAAGATTGTATTAATTCTGCTTACGCCGTAATTGCTTCTAGATCAGGCAAGATGATAAATGGAACATTTGTAAAAGATGAAAAACACCCATAATTTTTTCTTAGGATTAGCAAGAGAGGTTGCAAAAGCTTCTTATTGTAAAAGGGCGCAAGTTGGAGCCATCATTGTGAAAGACGGTAATATTATTTCATTTGGTTATAATGGAACTCCAAAAGGATTCGATAATAATTGTGAAGATTGTAATAATACTACTAAGAATGATGTGTTACATGCAGAAAGTAATGCAATTACTAAATGCGCAAAGTCTTGTTATTCAAGCGAAGGATCTATTTTATATTGTACCATGAGTCCTTGTTTTGATTGTTCTAAATTGATCATTCAATCAGGTATAAAACAGGTTTATTTTATTGAAGCTTACAGGAATTTAGATGGAATTGATTTACTAAAAAAAGCAAATATCTATGTTGAACAAATTATACTATAATGCGACAGATGCATTTGAAGATATTTATGATGCTATCATGAATAATTATGATGCAGAAATAAATGGTACAAAAATATTGTACAACGTAGGAATTGAAATAGTAGATCCTCTAGACAGAAACATAACTACTTCTTGGAGAAAATGGAAATCTTCTTATGCAGAATATGAATTTCAATGGTATTTATCCGGAAATCCTAATGCAAAAGAAATAAGCAAAAAAGCTACAATTTGGTCTACAATGATGGACGAAAATGGAAATGTAAACAGTAACTATGGTTATCAATGGTCAAGATCTAATCAAATAGATAAAGTAATTGATTTACTTAAAAATGATCCTACAACCAGAAGAGCTAGTATTTCTATTTATGATGGCAAAGAGATTGATTTATATTCTAAAGATACTCCTTGTACATATGCAATAAACTTTCACATTAGAGATAAAAAATTATACATGCAGGTATTAATGAGATCTAATGATTTAGTTTACGGATTTTGTAATGATCAATATTGTTTTTCTCGTCTCCAAGAATTAGTTTCTGAAGAATTATCACTTCAAGTCGGAACTTACTATCATTATGCTGCAAATATGCACATATATGAAAAACATTATGAAATGAAACCAATTAAAACCAATTAAAAAAAACAAAATGGAAATTAAACACATCTTAGCTTCTGTCAATGACAAAAAAGCTACAATTAGAGACACAGAATTCAAAGGACATATTCTTAATTCAGTACAGCATATCATCGTTTGGTATTCTTATTGGGACAATGAGAAATCTGAAATGCTATATAGTGGTATTCCTTATCATAGATCAAGAAATGGTAAAACTTGGTACGGAGAAAGATCTTTTCATAAACAAATATTAATGCCAAAAGTTGGAAATCCTGTATTTCATACAATTGATAGGATCACTATTATTTTCTAAAA